GGCGCGACTGAATACCGTTCTCTTCAGTGAATATGCAAGACTTACAGGTACGACGAATATCTTCAGAAATGTTTCCATCTATCATATCCCGCCGCATTGTCTTCATATAATCAGAATTCATATATTCTAACGGAGACATAAAGTCAGTTGATCGATTAGATGCTTTATCAGGTAATGCAATACAGCACGGAGTATAATACCCGTCAGTAGTATGAGATAGATTTATAAAAGGCTCAACACACCACGGCATTTTTTTATTAGTCAATTTCTACTCTTTCCATAGTGCTGTATTCACATAATGCATCGATGATCTCAGTAGGTGTCATTTCGTTGTTGACTAGCATTGCTACTGGAATATTTCCCATTGCGTTCTTAGGATCATCTTTAACAAATCCTAGCGCACCTAGATAGTTGTGATTTTGAATCCACCATTCGTCCATTCCATCTAAAAATCGTCGAACGCTTTCGTTTCCTCTAGAATGAAAATATGCAGTAAAGTCCGAGCTGTAATATCTAAGTGGACGTATGTTATCTTCCCCGACTACATCGTCGCCGTCCTTGTATACATCATATAGTGGCTTCCCGACTTCGCAATAATTGATATAAACTTCGCCAAACTTTCTCAACAATGTAAAATGTTCATAGTCAGCGTCAATCATATCATATCTCTTCCTATTAGCAAATCTACAAACAATCCTAGGAAAATGCTTTTCTTGGGTAGTGTTATGATAGAAGTTTTCAGCTCTGTGTATAATTACGTTGTATCTTTCCAACGCATCCCTAACTTGTAAATTTGACCTATGCCAAAAGTCAGTAGGCGACAATACGCCGCCACGCAAGTTTTCAAAGTAGTGATGAAGATGATTAAGCTGCTCTTGCGGCATTCCTACAAACGCCCTATGATATACAACTTCTTCTTGCGAGTTAAGAACATCAATACAATCATTTAGTTCTTGTACTAATCTTTCTTCAGTCCACACTCCATTAGGAAAGTTATACAAGCGGTCCTTTTCAGCAATCTCATTATTATTATTGCATTGTTCTACTAACGCCCGGTGCCAACGAGTTGCTATATCAGTTCCGTAGACTTGATACTGTAACTTAAATTCTTCTTTACTAGAGTTTGAAAACACTATCGAAAATATCATTAATTGCTGTTCCTTAGAACTTTTGTATTACCCAGTTGCGTGTTCCAATTACTATGTTTTGTACACTGAGTCGCACAGCTATCAAACGGATTTTTTGTCGTCCATGATTTTTCTATTTCTAAAAACAAGTCAGACTCAATAACATCCTTGATTTCATTCTTAATTATATTGTTAAAGTCTAATGGATAGTTTTTCTGTTTATAGAATTGAGAAGAAAAGGATCCAGGAACCATATTTAACAGACTGTTCTGAGCATCAAATGACACCCAGCAGCAAGGCCAAAGTCTGCCATCAGCTGACAAATAAACAGAACTTTGTTTCGTTACCTGACAACTAACTTTGCTCGGTGCTGTAACAATTTTATCATCAGGCAACAGTGATACTTCGGACTTACTAACGCAGTTAGCATCATATGATTCTTTCTGGTATCTCTGCTTAGGCAAATGACTAAAGCGATCTGCTATCTTTGAAGATGGTTCCAGTCGATATGATTCTTGTTTATTTTTATCCACTATTATGTAATCTCGGTTCCCATTCCACCGAACTGACGGACGTTCTTTAAATTTTTTAAATCCGTATTCTAAAGACAAAGCTTTGCATTCGTCAACTTGATGTTCATTATGCTTAAATACTGTCATTGCCCAACTTGCATTGCCGCCTGTGTCAATGAATGACTTTGCGTTTTTCATAACAGTATCAAATCTAGTATTTCTTCGATACAAGTGATGTGTGTCAGCAAGTCCGTCTATGCCAAATTCTACTTCAACGTTTTTAAAAGAGCCAAGCCATTTCCAAAATTCAACACCGAGTGCGCCACCATTGGTTCGAATTTCTACTTTAACCTTAAACTTTAAAATAGCGTCAATCAAGGCTTTAGGATTTGAGTGCATAACTATGTCGCCGAAATTTCCGTTAATTAAAACGTTCTCTAAGTTTTTAAAGTATTCATTTTTTAAGATCCTCTTAATTTGCTTCGGCGTCCATTCTTTGATTTCTAAATTAGGATGAGTCTCTAATGTAGCAGTAAGAGTTCGGGGGCATTGCGGGCAGCGGGCATTACAGTCACTAGTTGGTTCTAAGTGAAGGTGGCGCGGAGTATCTTTATAGATTCCATTAATCATCTTTTATCTGCTCTATGTCAATTCTTTGAGGAGTACAGTGATGGCAAGAGTAACTCAATCCTGTATCAAGTCTGAGATTAGTACGATACCATTTTGCCAAGCAAAAAGATGGGCTTACGTGATTTAGTTTCTTCATTTAATTCCTATTTTCATGTATCTAGTATATTTATCAAGCGGTAGTTCGCCTAGATATAAACATTCACTCATAGTAACTTGTTTATCAAATTGTTCTTTACTACTAACACAGTTTACGTGTTCTTCAACTTCGTAATAGTTGTTTGATTGAAGAACAACCGTTGTACCTGTTGGTATTTTATTATACCATTCATCAAAGTTTTCGATGTGTTCGCAACTGGTGTTAATAACAGTATCTGGACAATCTGTTACAGGATAACTCATCCTATTGTTAGTCTTACTCCATTCTTGCCAAGTATGTCTACTATAATCAATATTCATAATGTCTTCTGTAATACTCTTAAATTTCCAATCATCAATGAACCAGGGTTTATTAAATATTTCTGCAATCTTCGCGCACGACGGATCGATGTCAAAGCTACGAATATTTCCTACTTTTATTCCGGACTCAAAAATCATAGTTGCTAGAGTACCGTACCATCCTGCACACAAAAACACTGTGCCGAGGTCTAAATTTAACTTTTTCAACTCACTAACTAACCAAAGCTTACTGTATAACTGGCCACGACTAAAACAGTCGTTATCAAACTCAACCTCATTCACAAATAAGCTCTTAAGAGCAGCAACAAACTGAGTGTTAGTATAGCTTGTCAACACAGGCCATAATTTCCAAACGTTATCTTCCATTACTAGCTTGCGCAAGTCATCGTCATCAAATAACCTAAAAATGCTGTGTAAGTTTTGATCCATTACTGCTTTGCGTAAGTCTTCGGCATTGCCCTGTACTGTGCTAGGCATCAGTCTAAAAATACTAGAAAGGTCTTTGTCTATGTATGCGCGTCTTAGATCAGACAACTTGCTGTTAGTTGGATACAGTAATTCAAATCTATCTAAGATTTCATAAGTCTCTAGCATTAAATTTTTCCTTTAACCAAGCAAAGTCGTTTATCTTTACTAATTCAGATGTGTTACCTCTAAATGTTGCCCCAAAATGTGCGCCTTGCTTCGCTCCATCAATCGCATACTTTCCGAATTGTCCTCGATTTACAGTACACCAAGTACGAAGTCTATGATTTGTTTCGTCATCATTTTGCCGGTCGATAACCTTTGAGCTGAGTTTACAACACTCTCTAAAGGCGCTGCGCCAAGTACTGTACGGGTCTGTATTAAAAGCTGTGATGTTTGATATTTCATTTACTGCAATAAATTTACTAGAAACGCTAGTGGTCATATCAGGCTTCGATGTATCCATATTAATAGTCATTAGACGCGGAAACAGCTTGATTCCACCGTACCCATATACCAAACCATTAATAGGGTTCTGGCTGCGCCAAACGTGAACATGGTCTTGTTGATGAGACGGCACTATATAGTCAAAGTTGAAATCATCAACAATTACTGCGTCAGCATCAATAACCCAGAACATGTTAGTATTGGCCATTTCAGCAGCTTTGATATGAGCTTGATGAATCCCTGTAACGCCGTGTACACGTAACACCTTTGTAAATCTGTCTACTAATGCCTGATAATTTTCATCAGCGTTAGGCTCATCGTATGATATAAACACCTTGTCATACGGAGGGGTTATTGATGCAGTTATGTCAATTTGTTTTTGATCAACAAAGTTCTTCTTTTTCCATTCTTCTTCTGTAATAGGATAGGACTTACTTATTAAGCACACGCCGTCGTAAGAAGTGTCATTGTGTAAGAATTGATGAACATACTTTTGGTCGTACGTTTCAACTTGGTACGAGAAATCAAAGCTATCTAATATTTCTAGGTCAGGTGGTATTGCCCAAAACATTTTAGTAAATGATTTTCTTTTTGCTTCCGTAATTGTAGCTGCATGTTTAGCAGCTACAAATCTTTGTTTAATCTGTTCCCAAGACTTATTTTTTTCACCAATAAAAATGATATCATACATACTTTATTATAACACCTATTTTATTGTTGTCTAGTATTTCCGTAGTGAATTACTTCGCATTTATCGTTGACGTAGTTTCTCCAAGGATCGATCACTACACTGCCGTCGGGGATATTACAGTACAATGTATCAACATCACTTTGTCCAGTATACTTGTAGGTTGTGCTAGCACTATGAGCAAGCAAGAAGATTGCTGGCTTATAAGGGCGATAATCGTCGCCCGTTAATGGATCTACGTAAATTGGCCTGTAACCAAGCTTTTCTACATAACTACCAATCAACAAACTATAACTCCCATCTAGATATTCAACACCTGGTTTGTACGCTTTGCCATGAATAACAATATCGCTCATGCGAGGATTTTGCTGTGCTGCAAAGACCAAACGGTCAGCAATGTTTTTTGCCTGAATCTCTCTTGCGTTCATTATAGCATCAAATAAATCGTAGCCTAGATCTAATTCACTTGCCATGTATCTTAATGCAATATTATCACGCGGATGACAATTGTGAACAACTACTCCGGTATTACTTTGTAGAAAGAATTGATCATCTTTTACTAGATGGCTTGGTTCAACTTCTACATTATAAACAGGACCGTTGTAGTCGAAAGTTTCTATTTTTTTAATTTTTGTTTTCATAATTTAATTCCTAGATTTTTTAAATCACTTTCTAACATTATTTTTAATTTTAAGTCTGGATGTTGTTCGTTAAGTAACTCAAATTTTCTTTTTTGTATTCTATACCAATGACTTGCTTTTGGATCAACGTATGACCCCCATGCGTACACATAGAAATCGGGAAAATAATGATGAGTTAGCCCGTCGTCACCTATATAAGGAATTTTACCTTTATGACATTCAAAGGATAAATTGTTATCGTCTAAATATTCTATAAACTTTAATTCGTATCTTCCTTGTACTTTATATGTAGCACCGTTACTATGTTTATATTCGTGCCAGTGCGCTTGTCCAGAGGTATTAGCATTATCATAACATCCTCGCTCCCATGCATCAAGTGATCCTCGTTTAAACTTAGCACGAAATTCCGGGTCTTCCATAAGCTTAGATCTTGTAGCAGAAACCTTAGCTCTTATTTCCAGACGTTTCATTCCATTCTTGTCTCCGGCATTTACACCTTTTAGTTTTTTAGATATCTTATCTTTTATTTCAGTGCCGCGAGAAGTGTATGCATTTCTTACCCCT